TTAATTTTGTACTTCTGTCATTGGACCTGCTTTAAGCCAAACTGGTTCGCCACCAATAGTTACACATGCACTATCAGTATCTTCATCAACATCAGTTACATCGAACACTTGACCGCCAAATGAGAAGTAAGATTGACCTACACCCTCAAAGTCTTGTCGAGCTGTTGCAATGCTATTATCATCTGTTTCAGTCAATGGACCGACTGGAATGTAATTGCTGTAGTCAACTGGTGCTAATGAAATAGCGTTGTTGACTGCGTACCAACCGCCATTATATTGAACTAAATCGTCAAGAATGAAGTTACCAGGTATTTTAACCTTTGAACCAACTTCAAGATTTTGGTCTGGTTCTGTTGGTGCTGTACATGAATTGTTGATTTGCACAACATCGTCATGCGCTCCACCGCCGACATAGTGGAAGAAATGGTATTCAGGCTGGTTATCTAACGCCCAATAAGCATTGTGGCCATGAATGTTAATCGCGCCATTCACTGCACCAGCTGTATACCATGAACTGTCGATAATATTAACACCGTCATCTGCGAATAAACCAGTGTGTGACACACCGCCAGCCTTTGCGCCATAGTTAGTGCCCCATAAGAACACGTCACCAGCAGAAACATTATCACCGTCAACCTCGATGAACCCGGCTTTTTCTAAGTCTGATTTTAGTGTTCCTGTGTAATGTGCTCGCCCCAGATAACTATCGTCCCATGCGCCAGCGTGGTTCAATACGTGATAAACGAAACCAGAACAGTCAAAGCCTAGTGTGCCACCAATATCTTGTCCGTCACGTTCGTTCCACTCCATGCTGTAGGTTGCACGTCCAATATATGATTGCGCTACTTGTAAAGCTGTATTTACATCGTATGCCATGTTATTTCCCCTCTTCTTTCATTGGACTAAATGCATAGTGATTTAGTACTTCGTTCAATCCTGTAGCTGCAAATCCTGAAATAAATCCAAAGGCAGCGCCTAATCCTACATCTGTCGAATAGATATACATAGCTGCTAAAAAGCCAACCAAAGTACCAATCAAAATTGATACCAATGGTAACCATTTATTATTGATTTCTGTCTGCTTAACTGCCTGAACGGCGACCCAAGTAATGATTGTAATAAACCCATACACAGTTGCAGTCATACTATTGAAAAATGTAATTAAATCCATCGTTATTGCTCCTTTACTTTCTTACTTGCTTTCAATGCTTTAATCTCAACAATCAGTTCTTCTATATTTTTATTTGCTACTTCAAGTTCACGTTTTAATTCGCTTATTTGACTCTTTTGCTCACCAATCTCCTGAACTAATTTACCTTTGTCACGTAACTCTTCACTAAGTTGCCTAGCAAAGTCTCCAGAATGTTCTAATACTGACAAATTCTCTTTTGAGCGATTACTATCAGTATCTGTTTTATTCTTAAGCCACCCCGTGACAAAGGTACCCGCAAAGCCAAAAAAGGCACCTATAATAACACTATCAATACTCATTACATTCCCCCTATCGTTTGGTTTGAAAAGCCATTAACCAAATGACTGGGATATAAAAAACAGTCATAAAGCCAATGATTGAAATGTGGCTATGATAACTGTCGTTCATAAATAATAGCGTTGTTAGTATTCCCCAATACATTGTCATGGAGTATAAAACAACTGATTCAATTTTTTTATGTGATCGTGTACTGATTCCACAGTATATTGCCAACATGCCAATAATAAATGGTAAATACACCCATAATGGCTTCGAGAATGTTGCAAAGGCTGGATGTAAATATTGATCACTTTCTGCATTATAAAATATTGCGAAACCAACCGCTAATAACTGAAAGCCCATAATGGCCCACAGCCATCTAATTCTCATTAATTTTTTCTTCATGTTTTAATCCTAATCCTCAAACTTAACTTTTCTCCAAGGACTAAACCATTTTCCACCTTGGTTCCAAACACGTACATACATGTCTCCACTGTTAGTGTTTGTAACAGTTTGCATCCCATTCCAATCACCGTTCTTAACAACAACCAATGTAAACCAATTGTTTACTGGACTGTTTACAACCCGATTATCACCGCAAGAATAGTTTTTTGTTTCTAAAATTGTATTAAGATCAGTTCCTGAAGCAAGATCAGTTGATGTAAGTTTCTCAGCTATATCAGAGTGTGCTGCAGTAACAGCACTGCCAGTGATATTGCCGTCAATAGTTTCTTCAAACTTCTTTTTTCCTTTTACATTTTCATCGCCAGAACTATGAACTACCTCATTACTTGTTGCTAATTTGTGCCAGTCTGTAAAAGATGCCCCACTATTTATCCACGTTCTGATATAAACCTCACCGTTATTGGTGTTGGTCAATGTTTGTGAACCATTGTACGGACCATTTTGAACAACAACCAATGTAAACCAACCGCTTACCGGCGTATTACTTGTCTTGTTGATTCCACATGAATAGTTTCCAGCATTACGTAACGAGTTTAGGTCAGTCCCATCAGCGATGTCATTTACGACTAACGTATTTGCAGTGCCAGCATTACCAGAGATGTTACCAATAATTGTTTTCTTGAATGTCTTAACACCGTCTGATGTTTCATCCCCAGTAGCGTGTAAAACATTGACATCTAAAGGAACTCTATTCCAATTTTGAACTTTTCCGCCACTAACACCAGTAAACCATCTACCATTTCCACCAATTTCATTATAAATTAAATACCCGCTATCTCCTGTCCCTTGAACAACTGATAAAACAAAATAGCTTCCAGTTGCACCACTTGGACTATTAACAACATTATCATTTAATGCAATCCAATTTCCTGAATAAGTTCCCATATTTGCTGCAATTATACTCATATCTTTTACTGGTATTCTTTTTGTAAAAAATTGCGCATCAATTGGTTTTGTAAATTTATTATTACCAGTAAAAACGTTGTCTTTGCTTTGCATGACATCGCTGTCTTTTCCAGGTGCACCAGTATCACCTTTAACACCCTGTTGACCTTGTTGTCCAGTGTCTCCTTTATCACCGGTAAATCCACGCGGACCCTGTTGTCCAGTGTCGCCCTTATCGCCTTTTATACCTTGAATACCACGCATAGTGACTAAGAAATTAAAACTATTTCCTGACTTAACAAACAGTTTGCCATTGTCATCATTGTTAACGTCTGGCGTGCTAATTAATACTAAATCCCCTTCCGTGACCTCATTACCAGTGTAGGCGTTCATGTAATCAATTGAGCTAAACGTTTTTGTGACATTGAAGTTTTTACCAGTGTCTCCTTTGTCTCCCTTATCGCCTTTATCACCTTTTTCACCCTGAACGCCTTTGTCACCTTGACGACCATCTGGTCCTTGGAATCCTTGAGGACCGTGATCGCCTTTGTCGCCTTTGTCACCATCAGGACCCTGAATGCCACGCTCCCCTTGAATACCACGTTCACCCTGAATGCCCTGAATACCCTGTTGTCCGCGATCACCTTTATCGCCCTTAACAACAGTAGCTGAGTAGTTAGCAAATTTGGCGTCCATAGAAGCTAATATATCTTTCAAGGTAGCTAATGGATACGTATTTTTGTGCTCACCTTTTTCTAAAATAGAAAAAGTAGCTAACGTATCAGTTGGATAAGTTAGCGCTGACGAATCAGACACACTAAAGTAATAAACCCCTTCACTGAGTGTATTGAGAGGATTAACATTGAAGTTTAGGTCTACAACGTTACTTTTATCAATGGAAATAGGTGCTGATAATATTGGTTGTTTTGTGTAATCAAAAACGTTAAAACTTCCCAATACTGCTTGTGGGCGAGAAGTTTTAACGTTTTCATCAATCAGCTGTAAAATTAGCCGATTATTGTTATTTGTGATGAGGTTTTTGGAAACCCCAATAAAATTAACTAGTCTCATCTAATCCCTTTCTAGTACTTTTCGCACCAAACTAACACATACTTATCAACTGTATCGATAACAAAACTGCCAGTTGAATCTAATGTCACCTTTTTAGGCTCAGGATCTTCAACTGTCGCATAATAAGCTTGTCTAACAGGGATAGAACCGAAACCAAACTTAACATTACGCACAGGTTCAGCATATTGACGTTTTTTGTCATCATCTCGCCAATCATTACCATTCAAACCCTTTGTATTAACAATAGAAGCCACACAGAAACTGTCACTAGTCTTTTCAATCACTGTTAGCTTGTTACTATCAAAATCATTCTTAGCTACATCATAATTTTGAATAGTTGTGTTATCAGTGAAGTTTCTAATGTCTAACATCTTGTGATAGGCTACCATGAAATCATATTGTTTTCTGATATACTCTTTCAAGTCATCTTTCATATAAGCTGTATGATTTGGGAAGTATTCTGAACAAAGCATGTGCTCACCTAATTCAAGATGAGTCGCTCCAGTAGCCATAATTAAGTTATCAATGATAACGACACTAGGCGTGTTAAATGATTTATCTGAATCATTCGCCCAGTCATGCTCTTTGTTCATATATGCTGGAATAATCAAACTTTTTTCATCATCATATTGTAACTGCATGATAGCGTCATGAACTAAGTCTTTATATGTTGGTGTTCCTGTTTGAGGCCATAATTCAGAGTATATAAAGTCAACGTCTGTTTTGACAACGTTCTCTTGGCCAAACATACCAACCGCGTTGAAACTCATTCTCTTATTACCAAAATGATTTCTTGCGTCATTGATGAAACTTGGATAACCAACACTTGAGAAATAGTCGTTCTTAATGATGTTTCCATTTGCTTCATATTTGTCACCAGGCGCCCCAAGTGTATCAATATGCCAACCGTCAAATCCCAAAGCCCCAAAGACATCGTCCATTCTTGAAAAGGCTAATGTTTTATAACTATTTTTCAAGAAATTTGCAAGATAGATATCATATCTACCCCATGGCTTGAGTGGATTAACAGCAATATCGGCCATATTGCCACCTGCATGATTGAATAAAAACATTTCTTTCGTAAAGCCGTCTTTTTCTTCATTAAAAGATACCCCGTTAATCAAGCCATAAGCCATGTTTAACATGCCATATTTTTTGCCTAAACTGATATACTCTTGAATAACATCACGTCGAGAATGCCTGCGTGCTAGATCGTCCCAAAACTCAGCAACTTCACCATGGTCACCAACCCAAACTGGTCGGTCATGATCATGGAAGTAATCATAATATTGGACATAGTTGATATGGTGACGCTTCAAGTTATCCATTATCTTCTTTTGTTCTAATGGATTGAAGTTGTTGTAATCACCAAGGAATCCCATGATTGGGAAGTATTTATTATTTAATGCGACATTGATGCCAATATAGTCAGTTTCATCATGCTTATTTGTAATGTTTTCGACTTTGATAAGATATTGTTCTTTATCACCATCAGGCAAACGCCATGACCATTGCGCTACATTTGTTTCATAGGCAACAAATGTAGTTGTTACAATATTTCCACGGTTATAGTAGGTAACTTTTAACTTACCCTTGTTTCCCTTAACGCTAACAGAGAAATTAACAACGTCAGATGGTTTGTAAATTGCCTTGTCAGTCTCAATTTCTAAAATAGTCGCATCATAATTGACTTCATTATCTTTCACTGCGCCATTACCCTGCTCAAATTGATTGTTGATTTGTGCCCATGACTGTATTTTGCCATCGAAAACAGACCCTAACCAAAAGTGATTATTGAACTGATTATGGATAACAATGCGCCCGATAGTAGGTGCATTACCAGATATGATTTGAATGTTAGAATACGCCATATCTTCTGGTGCATTTGCAATAGTTGTGTTGTCTGTAAACCAGTTACCAGCATAGGTATCCATATGTTGTGCGACATCATTATAGTCGGTAAACTGTGCTTTATTCGATACTAGACCAGAATAGCCTTGCTCCCCACGCTCACCCTGAACACCCTTAGCAACTGTTTGCAAATAAGTATTTACTTTATCTTCGACAGCCTGCAAGGTATTTTCAAAAGTAATAAGTGGTATTAGATCGCCTTCACGATTATTGAGTGATTTAGTGACAGTAATTGTCCCATAACCATCAGATGGGTATTTTGAAATTGTACCGTCTAATAACGGTACTTCAACTTCCATCAAGTATGAGTCTTCGGTTAATCGTGATAATGGCTCTTGATTAAACGATAGTGATGCGACATTGCTCTTATCAATCACTGAATTAACTGAGAATAAAAAATTCCCACGCATATCAGCGATATTCACTTTTGCGACTAAATCGCTAAATTTTTCAACAATCCCATCTTTTTTAAGTTGGAATAATACAACAGAACTAGTATCTCCAATTTTATTGATATTATTGCTTAAATAATTAATTGTTTTCATAACTAGTTCCTACCTCATTTCGGAATATTATCTTTTGTAATCCAAGTTGCAGACCAGCGCATCCAACCGTTAATTGAACCATTAGATGCTGAACGAGATGATAATGAGCCGTCTGTTCCTAATTCTAGCATACCGTTAGTTGTGGCATTATCTTGGTATGTCTTTAAGTCAGTATAACCATCTGCTGTAATAACAGGCCTGAAGCCATCCGGAACAACATTTTTTGCGATTGTTGTAAATGGCTTAAATGTTTGATTGACTGCTTCTGAATAGATATAACCCTGAACAAACTTACCAGTACGTCGTAAGAAAAGGACACCGCCCATAAAAGTGATGTCCTTAGAATAGATTGTTGAGTCATTGATTCCGATTTCTTCCCAACCGGTAATACTACCGCCTTGTACTGAGCCAATCCAAAAGTGATGTGTGTCTGGATCGTGAATTTCAATACGACCTGAACCTAAATCATTACCTGTAACTATCGTGATGTTTGACTTTGTTAAACCAATTTCAGGGGCGTTATTAATTTCCTGACCATCTGTATACCAATTACCGCCATAAATACCCATGTTCTTGGCCACATAAGCATAATCGGTGAATGGTGCTTTACTAGATGTAGTCATCTGAACCTTAACCCATTTTTGTATTTGTCCACCAGCTACTGAACCAATCCAATGTTCTTGATTGAATGAATTATTAATTTCAATATAGCCTGACCCCAAACTGTTACCAGATATCACAACAACGTTAGTAAAGTCTAACTGGTCATTTGGCCCATTAATAATTTGTGTGCCATCATTATACCAGTTACCAGCATAAATACCCATATTTTGTGCTACGTAATTGAAATCTGTGAACGGCACTTTACGAGATGTTGTCTTTGCCATCTGTTCCCATTTTTGGATCTTTCCATCATAAACTGATCCTAACCAGTATTCTTGGTTAAAGGGGTTATGAATTTCAATGCGTCCAACCTTTGGATCATTTCCCGGAATAATCTGCATATTTGCATAAGGCATTTCTGATGGATTACCAAATATATTGAAGCCATCAGTGTACCAATAACCACCAAACTGGTCCATTGATTCAATGACTGAATCCCATGAATTGAATATAGCTTTTCGTGGTGAAAGTCCTGCAATAATCGAATGACTAAATTCATTGATTCCAGTGAACTTATTATCGGTATTCAAAGAAGCAACTTTTTTCTCTTTAAATTTATCCATAATACTATTCAAACCACCACTTAAAGCATCATAAGCAGCTGATTGTGCTTGAATTTTGTCAGATAAACCAGCTAATTTATCAACTGCTTTTTGAACAGTTTCTTCGACTGTGTCAACGAAGTCTTTTGAGGCATTGGCCGTAAAAATGATGTTATTCTCAACAACAGTAAATGTGATTGGGATAGACGAAATAATCGAACCACTATCGCCAGTAACTGCAATATAAGCTTCCTGCATTTGTCCAGCTGCCTGGTACATATCTTGTGGTAATAACATAGCAAATAGTCCAGCGGTGCGTGATACCCATTCAGCTACACCAGAAATTCGCTTGATTTTTCCGGCAGCATCTTTAGCAGCAATGAAAATATCTTCTCCAGTTAGATTGTGTGGGACTTGACCATCTTTTAGTGCAATATATACCTTGCGTCCATTGTCTCCCTGACGACCGTTCATAGCGTTAATAACGGTTACTTCCGTCATATCTATATTGGTATTGACAATGGTAAACTTGCCTTGTTTTTGTGCGTCTACAGACATTGATATTTCCTTTCTAATTCATAAATTCTGGCTTTGGTTCAGATAATACTTTCTTAAGCCAGAAACTATCGTCATGACCAAAGTCCATTAATTGGTTATTTGAGTATTTCAAGCCAGATATTGTGTCACCATTTTGATCCACGTAAAACTTTACACCGGCTACATTCTGAAATGATGAGGTTATTTTTTCTCCTTGATACAAAAAATAAAAGCGGCCATCAACAATCTTAAACCCAGAAAATAGACGACCATTATCAAACCAAAGATATTTCTTGTTATCCTTAAACATTTGATACCCATTGGCTAAAACGGTTGGGTTATTTGCTTGCACATATAATCCATTTTTATAAATCACTTGATAAACACTGATTCCCTTACCAGTCGAATTTGTATACACAATGTTGCCATCAGAGTCAGCAAATGATGAGTTAATCAGTTCAATGCCGTTTTCAGTAAAGTAATAATCATAGCCTAAAATAGTCAACTTTTTATGAGCCATGTTTCCGTCTGAGTCGAAATAATACCAATTACTTTTTTCGTCTTGGATAAATGTATCTTTGGCCATAGCGCCACTCATTGAATAATACTGAATTTCTCCACTGGTTGTGTTAACAAAACCATACTGTGTGTAATCACCTTTCAGTTGTGCAGGCAATTCAGTATTGACACCATTAATGTTAAAGTACTTATCTGAGCTCCAATCTTTTAAGACGTAATACGCCCCTTTACCAAGCGTGTTAGTACCGTTCATATATTTAGCTGACCACTGAGATATTTGTTCATAAGGATATATTTTTTCACCTGTTGAAATTTGTAATTTATCAAATATTTTAGGTGTTGTCATTAACATGATGTTCAAAAATTTCCCACCAAAACGCGCTTGATAATCCGCACCATTACTCTTAGTTTTGGCAACATAATAAAGGCTCTGGAATCTGGTTGTATCACGCAAATCACCATAAGAATTAACACGATTTGTCGCCACTATTTCCGGCAATGATAAGTTATAAATCTGATCAGGAACATAGTCGGCCATCGCTTGGATGCCAGCATTATGTAATGATTTAATAGCATTTTGTAAGTCCTCGACTGTACCATACTTGGTTGGACTATTGTCATATCCTAAATCATACCTATCAGAAAAAGCATAACCATTTTGTAGACAAGAGTCTAAAAAACTAGTGTCTGTACTCGAGCGATACTGTGGTGCAAATTCAAACACTGTGATACCAAGTGATTTGAAGTAATCAATATTGTTTTTAATTACAACATTTGCACGCTCTTCCGGTTTTGTTGGTAACGCAGTAAAGTTACTAAAACTTTCATAAATAACATGACTGTCTAATACTTCTCCAGCATGAAAAACGTTGTTATCGCTATATTTATTTTTATCCACAAACTCGCGAACATCATGATCTAGTGTAGCTTCTTTGGGTACCCACATAGAAAAATATCCCCAGTGATGAGGACTGGTAGAACCAACAACTTCGGTTTCTGTAAATATGAGTTGACCTTTTTCATTGGTAGTTTTTTCTCTCTCAGTATCTAGATCAAGTTTCCCTGTAGAATTTTCATTGTAGGGTGTGTTGATTGTTTCTGCTAAAGCCTTAAAGGTTTGCCCTGCATGAGCCAATCCTAACTCAATAACCAAGTTATTATTGTTGAGGTTATAGTCTTTGTTGTTTGAAATAACTACAACTGAACCAGATTCACGCGCTGACTTTTGTTGATTAGCAGTTAACTTACTATAGTCTGTGTCTAAAGTATCAATATACTTACCTAAACGAACACTCACCAGAGCATTATTGTTCATGTTCATATACTGACCACCAGAAACTGTTGTAATTCTGTACTTTAGCATTTTTTCAATGACCGGCGCATAAATGGTTTTGTTTGCCATATATTGACCAGCTTCATGAAAAACGTCGCCATAATAAACTCGTGGTGTTGTATCTTTGTTCGTTAGCAAAATACCATACATTGCCGGGATATTATTACGCGTTTTTAGCTTAAGTGTACTTTCCATATCAGCAAGATAGAACTTAAACCCTTCTTCAACTTGTTCCCAAGTAGGATGCCAACCATCAGCGCCTTTGACATTAGCTGAAATCATATTAGAAAAGATATCTTGTGATTCCGCATCATGTGCTCGTATAAACGAGTAATTAGCCACCACACGATTATTTCCAAATGCCTTGCGCCTATCGGTATGCATACTGGATATAATTGTTTCCAAAGGCTTAACCGATTCGTTCCAGTAACCCAATGCGCCCATCAAACCATCTTTAACCCCCGTGTCCATGGTGAGCTGAGTTTGACCCATACGACCCATATAGTCATAATCGCCCCACGCCCAATCTTCTAGAATAGATATCTTTTGATTAGCTTTATTAGGGTCTTTATTGAGTCCGTAGGTCTCGTTGTAGTAATCTCCTGCTATTTGTAGCAAATCAGCATCAACGTTATCAACCGCGTCAACACGAATGCCATCAAAGTTGGCTGTATCATCATTACTATTAATTGAACCTAAGTGTGTCAGAAAATATAGCCAATTTAATTGCTCGGCTTGAACAACTGGGTTTGAATTGTCTATATCATTGGCAAGCAGCAATTCATAACCACCTTGCCACCCGCTGTCTTTGTTTTGTCCGCCTTTTTGGTTTAATGGATAACGATTAAATAACCTGTGCGAAGAATTAGTCTTTGGTAAATTATCATCATTTACAAATCGTAAAGCACCACCTTGCAAGTGGTCACCATCGTTGTATTCAGACTTTTTATTCCAATTATCTTGAGTTGCGACAAACTTTAAAAAAACATCTCGCAAAAAATCAGTACTACCTGTCTGCGATATTTTCTTTTCAATAGCGATTTGAATCTGACGCTGATTAATCAATAGTTCCTTAATATTATCTTTCAGCGTGAATGTTTTAGAGTAACCTATCATGTTGATTGATGTCATATAGTTTAGATAATTGACTAGAGTCTGTTTATCTGGCATCCATACCATCAAAACTGGTCGCATTTCACCCTTATTAGATGGTCGCCAAGTTGTTCCATTGTCTAATATATCTACTGGACGATACCAGGAATCGGCAGTTAAAAAGCCATCAACATTTTCAATGTCAATAGCGTTCGTCGAGTATAACTTATTATGTGGGGTATATTCATCACTGATAACTGTTAGTCCAATATCATACTGTGGTTTTGACCCATTAATGACAATGCCATTTTTAGAATCAAAATAGTATTTGTCACCATTGATAATAGCATTACCAGACTTTTGTAAAAAACCGCTGTTATCAAAGTAGTACATCATTTTGGCATATTCATTATCAATAACAGTGTCGTCATCACCACTAGCAGCCACCCAATTCGTGATTGCGTTGCCAAATTCCACTTTCTTAATCGAATTTTGCTTAATGGTATCACCACCAAAAGACACTCTGAAATATGCTGCGTTTGTTGGAATATCAACAGATTTCCAATAAATATTGCGATAGTTGTTTGAAAATGGTGTATATGATCCACCAACAAGTGGTCTTGAGATGAATGCCTGATTACTATCATAAAAACATAATGCTATGCGTCCTGTTTGAATATTATCATCAAATGATGAAATAGTAATTTGAGAATATTTTGTATCAATCATTATGAACTCACTCGAAAAGTCAGTTGATTGTTTAACAACTCTGCCATCATAAAACAAGTAACCAGGTGTAGAGTTCTTATTCGAAAATAAGTTAGGATTCACAGGCAATGAAGTTAGCCCAGTTAAATAATTAGTCTGATCAACATAGTACTGAATTGTCCCATCTTTATTAGTATTCCAACCAAGTTGCTTACCCATTATTGCTCACCTAGCCAATCTTTAGCACTACCATCAATCGGCATACCAAGTGCTTTCAATCCCCATTCAATAGCGTCCAGACGGTCATTGAGTGTAGGAAATGTTTTACCATCAATATTTGTGCGACCGTCATTTAAACATTGGTCAATCTCTTTAAAATTATCATTCAAACCATTTCTGAAATCGCTGTTTAAAGCTACATCAAAATCACTTTTTATTGCCATCACTTACCTCCTTTGTCGCTTTTAAGTTACCATCATCATCTACTGAGACAGTGAATTTTGTGCCGTTAGGGCTTGTTAATATCGTTTCTTTACGATTACCATTAATAAGCATGTTGCCACTATCATCAAATGAAATAACATATTGATTCCCACTCACCGTCGAAAAAGAAAGGCTTTCTAATGAAAGTCCTTCAAAATCACAAGGCAAGATATGAAACCCGTCTGCTGCAATAAGTAATCTAGCATTTATCTTATCTCCATCTGGAGCTGCGTAAATAGCTTTTCCAACACCTATTGCGCTGATATTATCAATCAAATTAGGTCTCTTTTTCCAGTCTACTGTCATATTAACTCCACAGGTACCACACGCCGTTGTTTACAATCGAAGACATATCATCATTAAGCTTTTGAACAGACTTCCCAATATTTTGATTGGTATCATGAGCTTTCTTTTGCATGGCCATGTTCTTCATGTAATCAAATATTTTATTGCCAAACGTCAGTGTATCGTTTTGTTTTGGGTCTTGCGGATAATAAGTCATACCAACAATTCTAGTATCAATATCAACACCTAATCTATCTTTGATTAGCCCGCTATTGCCAACTTTGACGCTGTTAATCTCTGATAATTTTGCTCCATGCTCGAATTCTGCTCGTTCCATCGTGTACTGAATAATTGGATAGTCTTGTAGTTGACTTTTTAAATAGTTCAGTAACGAATCATTGTCAGTAAAACGTTCATCTTGTATTGTAGGTGCTTCTTTAATGCCCCATAGTTTTGATGCTGGACTAACATATTCAGCTGTTGCTTTGTACTTGCCATCATCATCTTGTTTCCCAAGACCTTTAATTTTAGTACGAATATTACTGTAATCTTCTGTCCAAGCTATTTTTGACGCATTGTATCCATCAACAAATACAAACTGATCTTCTTGACCAATTTTCTTGTATATATGGATAGTGTAATTATCAAAATAGAATTCAAAACCAAAATCATCTTTTAAAGTATTCATAAACAAACTATCAGCAAAGTCTCCACCAAAGCCATCACTAAATGAGTAGTTTTTAAAGCTGTCATGAATAACATACTTAAAATTAGTACCCTGAGTAACAAACTTCATACAGCTATCTAAACTCTGCGTATTGGTTAATCTATCCTCTACATATTTGTCATGTAAATCAGTGCCTACATGAATAGCAGATACTTGGTAACTGCGCCGGTTACCCAATGAAGTTGGATTAACATTAGTTAACCTAAATGTTTGCGATATTTCTGGCACATAAATAGTTGTTTGTGGTGACATCATCAGTGCGGCAATTTTATTCTGTGTGCTATCATCAAAACTAAAAGACGATGTGCTTAATTCATTAATATTTTCTGTCACAGACAAATTATAGACAACGATCGGTGTATTATCTGGTAACGATTGTTTTGCATATACTACATTTGCCATCAATAATAAAACCTCGTTATGAATTGAATCGTGAAGTTATTTGAGCCGATAATTTCTATATCATTATTCCCGATTGCATAGTCTAAAAATTCTCTATTAGATAACTCATTGCCCAACCTTTGTACACCATTTACGATTGGAACAAGCCCTATTAATTTAAATTCATCACTAGATGTAAGTTGTTTTAAATATTTAAATTCTTGTCCGGTTGTATTGTTCTTAATAGTTAGTCCATTTGGTGCATCCCCTTTGAACACAACTTTTACAGGTCGCTCACTGGCTAGCAAAGGAATAATAGATGGATTTAATATCGTAAATTTATTTTGATTACTAAATTGATATCCTGTAGAATCTAGCGGAATACCCATACCAATACCATAAGTACCACCATCGAATGTGAACGGATCTAATGTCGTTGCTGTACTTTCCGCCAAACCGTCATAACACACCAAATTAATAGCGACATTTTTAGCTTTCCAGAAGTTACCTAGTCTTGGATAAGTAAATGAATCAGCTACTACTTTCCATCTCAGAAAAGGTGTCCGCATATTGATTACATAAAAAGGCTCTGTGCTGCTGAATATTCGCAACACCTTGAGCCTTTGTAATTCATAATCATAGTTGTCTCGAGCGGTTACATCAAACGTCAATGGAATTGACATCTGTTGAATCTGTGTATCAACTAATTCAGCGCCAAACTTTCCAATCTGATTGTAAGTATGTTGAAAATTAGCAGATGGCGGGTCAAAGTTAATGACTTTAATACCCTCTTTTTCCAAGTCGTAAATTGTGCCATCACGCCTTTGGATAATTATTTCACCTTGATATTTAGTAGGCATAAGTATTACCAGTCCTTTGTCCTTTCATCTGTATTTCTTGGTTTTGCATGACTTGAATTTTAGGATAAGTAGCACGTGCAACTTCTCCACTATCCATAGTGATTACCATGTGAACATCACCTGATAAATCAATGCCGCCATTACCGTTAAATTGACCACCATGTCCTGCAATGGCTGGCTGTTGTGCAACGATTGATTGCATACCGCTTTTAGCACCTTTAACAACCTGAGCAAGCTTTGCTGACAGACTATTTGGTGCTTTATTTGCTCTTGCAATAATTGCTTCACTAATATGCTGGTCTGCTGTGCTTCTAGCAGGATTAATTGCTATTTCTGGTTCGCCTTTTATTTCAGCAAATACACTAGGTTGATTAGCCCAACCGCCATTTTCATAGCCGTGTCCTTGACCCAAGAATGATAAATCAGAACCATATCTGTCTTTTGCATAAGCCAATCCAGCAAGTATATTGTCATAACCGTTCATTATATTATCGTGTCCTGGCTGTTTATAGGCATTGAATGTCCCTGGCTTAACTTGCATCAAACCAGTGGCATTACCATCAGCTAATCCATCATTACCACCAATGGCTTTTGCATTACCACCAGATTCAGTCTGTATTTGTTTCAATATCTTTTGAACCATTGATCCTGATGTTGATAATCCAAGTACTCCCAGAGCTTTCTTGACGTCTCCAGACCAAGACTGAACATCACCTCCACCAGCTGAATTACCGCCTGTTAATGGACTAATAAACTTTTTAATCCAGTCAAACATGCCACCTACTTGACCTTTAATCAATCCTTGTAGTGGTCCACTCTTGTCATTAGATGTTTTATTTTCACCAGATGGTGTACCAACACCAAAGTCTAAGAATGTTGTAGCGCCTTTTTTAGAACGCCCTTGATAAGTATGATAATTACCATCGCCATTCCAGTTATATTCTTCACCGCTGAAACTACCACCTTGTACACCTGTAACCATGGCAACGTGGTTTCCAAATTCTGAACCTGGTCCATATACAGCAACACTACCAGGCTTAGGATTATTAGAATGTCCTACAGGCGCATTAACCCAATCAGCTCCATTTCCTAGTCCACTAAATAATCCAGGTGCAACACCCATATTTTTCAAACGACTAGCTACGAAACTAACACATTCACGATAGAAATATCCCCAAGGGTCTGCACCTGAATCTTTACCAACAGATTTCCATGGATAATCATCGCCTTTATTACCAGCCGATGCACCATCATTTGAACTATCGTTGGCCATACTCCACAAAGATGACCACCAGTCTTTAGCTTGGTTTTTCACTTTACCAAATAATCCACTGCCTAACCCATTAAACATATTTCCCATGCCTTTAGCTTCTGGGTTGAATGTCTTTTTCATAGTTTCTACAGGATGTGCAACAGCGTCAGTGATAAATCCTAACATCTTAGTAAACTTATCCACGCCATCTTTCATGCCATTCCATGCATTACCGGCTGTTTTGCCTACCCATGAACCAGCACCTTTAATACCGTTCCAGATAGACCCAAGCCAACCTGTTCCAGTAGCAAAGTGTTCGTGTCCCATAATCATGGCTAGTTCTGAAGCATTTAATACTTCAGTTCCAGGCATAAGCAAGCGCTCTGTATTAGTGCCTTGCACAACTTCCATAGCACCATTAGGGTGAATTAGAGCTTCTTTGTTGCCTGTTGCTGGTGAATCTGTTCCATCATTTAGAATAGCCATAGTTGGGCTTGTAATAGCTCGTCTGGCACTGTTAAATACACCAGTACCACTAGCGAACTTAACTTTAGGAATATGACCCAATGCTTCTTTTGGACCACCAAAGTCGTGAATCAAACCGTTGATTCCATCAATACCTGTGTTCGGGATTGAAATAACAGCGTTGATACCTTCTCCAGCAAGTTTTTTCATGCCGTCCCACATTTTACCGAATCCACTGGCAATGGCGTCCCATGTATCACTGAAAACTTTACCGATTTTAGCTAGTACGTCATCAAAGGTGTCTTTCAGAGAGTTAACTCCCTTACTACCAGTCTTTTTGAGATTATTCCAAATATCAGTAAAGAAGTCTGAAATACTGTCCCAAGTTTTAGTCCACCATTTTTTAATAGCATTTAATGTATCATCAATTACATCAGCAAACCATTTAATAATAGGTGTAAAGAAACTTTTTATTCCATTCCAAATACTTTCAAATAGTTTACCTATCGCTTTCCATCCATTGTTCCAAGTTTTTACAATGAAGTCCAATGTGACAGTGAAAATCTTTTTGTAAAAGTTTAACTCAGCTTCTATTAATTTACTAATAGCTTGCCATATAATAGTGAACGCTTTTTTAATAGCATTCCAAGTAGTTATCCATACTTTGTATATAGATTTTAGAGCTGATGTTATGACATTCATGATCGCATTAACAACTGTTTTTGATATTTTTACAAAAATATTGACATAAGCATTCCAAGCTTTTTGGACAGGTTTCCATATGTTAATTAAAAACTTTACAACACCGTTCCACGCATTTGTAATCCATTTTATGATTGAATTGAATATCTTTTTTGTAGGATTCACTAGGGGCCCGAAAATCATCATAGCCAGACCGACCGGAATAGCTAATGCGTAAAGCAATAACTTTCCAAATCCCTTAGCTAATTTAACGACGCCCTGTATAAATGAATTCCATCCTTTGACAAAGCCTTTTACTAATCCATCAAACCACTTACCAATGGCATTTGCACCACTACCAATAGATTTTCCAATACCCTTGAAATAGCCAATAACTTTTTTAACTAAGTCATTAACCGACTTTCTGAATTTCGAGTTATGTTTATAAAGCAGGGCAAAGGCTCCAGCAAAAGGATTAACTATTAATAAAAGTATTTCCTTCCAGTCACTTTTTACAAAGTTGATTACTTTTTTGAAAAATCCTGATACTGTTTTCCATGCTTCACCAAACCATTTCCCGATACCTTTGAAAAAATCAGCTGCACCTTTAACTAATCCATTAACAAAGTTTCTAAACTTTTCATTGTGCTTATACAATTCATATAGCGCAACTCCAACAGCAATAACAGCAGTTATGATTAAAATGAAAACATTTGCTTTCATGAATTTATTCAAAACATTCCAAGCATCTCCTAGATACAAAACAGCTATCTGTACAGTCTCTATTCCGCTAGCTATCAGTTTGAAAACACCAACTACACTTTTAACGGCTATCATCGCCACTGCGATTGATCCTATAACTAGTCCAATGGCTTTCAAAGCATTTTTATGCTTAGCAACTTCTTGTAACGCTTTAGCCAAAGGATTGATATTATTTGAAGCGTTTTGAACATCTCCAACCATTGACTTGAACCCATCAACAATCAAATTAATCACATCACCAAATGTTTCAAATACACCTGATGAGATTGCTCCAATTATTTGGCCTAACGGCTTAGATATTTCAATAACTGACTTCAGAAAGTTGGCAACAGATATATCTAAATTCATAATTGTATCTGAAATGCCACTGAAGTCTAGTTTTTTCTTCAAGTTGTCTGAACTCTTACCAACACTAATAAATCCGTCAGCAACTCCTTGAACAACTTTATAAATTGTTGAGAATGCACCGCTTATTATTGTTCCTGCAAGAACTCCTATGGCATCTGCTATCGGTTTAATAGCTTCAGCAAGTTCTTCAAAAGAGTTTTTTAACTCGCCTATTTTCTTGCCAACTTTGCCATCAGAAACAGTTCCAAGAACCGCTATCTTGAAAGTAGTAGCAAAAGAAGATAATATATGTCCAATAATACCGAATGCCTGAACAATAAATTCTTGAATACCACTAAAAACACCAATAATTGTATTTTTATTCTTATCAACGAATTGTATGAAACCGCCAACTATATTTAGTAATGATCCAAAAGCTTTACCAATACTGTCAGCAAATTTTTTCATACTATCATCACTCGTAATGTGTTGTAAAGCCGTTGTCGCTGATTTGCTCATATCAAATGAGCTTTTCATGACATCACCTGATAATACTTGCAAGCGTGAGTGAAGATACATGCTCATTCCCTGCATTGAGGTCATAGCTTCAGCTGTACCGCCCTTGTACTTCTCACCAAGATAATCTAACGCTTGAGTGAATTGGTCAGCTGAGAGCTTACCTGCAGCACTCATGGCATACAACTCTTTCATCGTCTTACCAGTGGCGTGTTGCATTGCTTCACCAAACATGGGGAATCTGTTAATCATCACAGCCATATCTTCAGCACTAGCTTTACCACCAGCGACAATCTTGGCAAACATTTCACCTGATTCAGATATCTGCGGACCAGTCATGTGTAATGTAGAACCCAAAGCAACAAAGGCATCTGTCCATCTTTTGGTTTCATCAACGTTAGAATGAACGTGATAAAAACTTTGTGCCATTTCATTAATATTTTCGGCAGCATAGATAGAGTGTTGGGACAAATTATTGATATAACTAAGTAACTGCTCACCATCTTTTGGCGCTTCTTCAGTCAACGCATGCCACACGGTTTTCATCGTGTCTTGCTCTTTGTTATACTCCATACCAGCTTCGGTCATTTCTTTAATGCCGTGAGTAATAGCATGAATACCACCAATTAAAGCTTGGGCTGCGAAAGTACCGATCATAATATCTTTCAATCGATGGAACTTATCACCAACATCATGCGCTTGATTTTTCAACGCTCGTAATCCTGTCGAAGCATTATCGTTTAGTTCAACTGTTGATGTAATCTTAGATGGAATTTCGCGTAATAGTTTTTCAAAGTTAACGACCTCACCTTTTTCAGCTTTGGCCAATAACTCTGTCTGCTTTTCTTTAGGTAGTTTATTCAACATTTCCCTAAAGTTGTTAATACCAGCCTTATTGGCTTGTGCTTCAAGTTTGGCGACTAATGGATCACCTTTAAAAGCATCTTTAAACTTTTGATAACCATCTTTACCAGTTTGTTCAGCCTTTTGTTTAAAGTCTGTCCATGTTTTATCTGTCTGGTCGTTGAGTAACAAATCAATATTTATTGAACCATCAGCCATTTATGTTCCTCCTTTCCTCTCTATTTACCGTCTTCAAACATCATGTCGAATATTGAACTCGCATTAGCGGCGAATCCGTCACTTTCTTTTTGCTTATCCAGACAGTAGTAATACTGCATGTTGCTAATGAACTGAGCGCGTTCAGCATCATCTTTATAGCTAGTCAAGTCATCACTACGATATTGCCTAATCTTTTGAATTGGCGTATCAGATCCAAGGTTATCAAATAAGGCTTTGAACCTGTCCCAATGCATGACGTCAATTTCTTTGTTGAGGTCAATGTTATAAAAATTCAAAAAAGACGCATAAATTGCTCCTGCGTCCTGCTCATAGTCATAATCGGAAGTAGGAAAAGTACCATCACTTTCAGATGATGCACTATCTTCTTCTTCACTTTTGCCATATGGCCCATCATTAATGTATTGAAAAACACTCGAAACGATGTCGCCTTTTATAGCAACGCTGTTGGTCTCAAATTTATCAATAATAAACAGGTCGAATATCTTAGATACTTTATCCTCATTACTTAAATCTTCTGATTCTAGTACGCTAAAAGCTTCAATAACAACGTTAAAAGCTAGGTTAATTTTGTACTCGCGATTACCAAGCTTAAACGTCTGTTCTGGGCGCTTGGTAAAAGAAAACATTAGTCATTACCTTTGTTGAAACGACGTTGCTTACGGTTCGTTCCGCCTTGTTCCTTTTGCAATACGTTGTCATTACCTTCGTCAAAGAATGTACGGGCTAAACGTGAAAGATTAGCAATACGACCGCCAGCTTTTTCAAAAATATAATCAGAGTCTGACTTATCAAACAAAGCAGTAATATACTTTGAACTCAAATCACGAATTTCATCAGTAAATTCACGGATCTTTTTCTTCTTGTCTGCGATATTCAAATCATCAAGCTTCTTATCAGCCATTTTCTTTTCAAGCTCTCCCATTTCAATCAAGAAATCAGAGAATTCATTATCGACTTCTGGTGTATAACGCGCTGTCAACTTACGGTTGCCTAAATTAAACTCTTTTTCGTTGATTAAAATTGAATTAATCGAAATTGCCATGTGTTTTCTCCTATGTGATCCTGTTATGTAATTGGGCTTCTCACCCCATTCGAGCTTTAACTGCTGTGTTTATATTTTATTAACCTTGTCCGCCAGTTGATGGTGTTGTCCCACCATTTGAAGCAGGAACAACTTGTGGCTTACCATTAGCTGCTAGTGTGAAACTAAATGTCTGCTTAACGTTAGCTGCACCACCAAATGGCACGATAGCTGTCAAAGTAGCCACAAATTGTACTTGACGACCAGATGGATCAGTCCAACGTGCCAAAGTGCGTAATGAATCACCGATAGAAGTGAAACGGCTAGCAATATAGTCTTGTGCTGTATCTCCTGATAAGCGATGACCAGCAATAGCAAATTGAATTGCCTTACCAGTAACATCATGGTCAGAGAACCCTTCACCACTATAGTAAGGTGTTGTATCAGCTGTTTCAGATGCTGAAGGTGTAATGGTTTGAATACCAGCTCGAATTTGAGCAAAACTTGCTTTAGATACATCATCTAAAGATGTATTGCCTTTAATATCAATTTCTAAGTGGTTTTCAAAGTTAAGTTGGAATTGTGCCATGTTATTCTCCTAAATTAATTTGTTGTGTAATTTCTACGCTAAAGTCCAATAAAAAAACGCCCTTTTCAGTGACGTCTATCATTGTTAAAAATGGTTGTGGTTGAATGTTGATACGATTAAATTCGTATGTACCGTCTGTTTGTAGTTTATTCAAGCCATCTAGTAGCTCACTAATCTTCCACAATGAATTATTAGCCTTTTCAAAATCATCAGTCCTATAAGCAATTTCAAACGGCAATGATCGTTCCTGAATGCCTGACCAATCTTCACTAATTACTTGTGAACCTGGTTGTGAATAGAAACCAAAGTCATTATTATGGCTTAACTGGCCAATAATCAACCGTTCGGGTAAATCAGGAAGCTCATTTATTTTATCTGCTAATCTTTCAAGTAGATCCATATTTCAATAACTCCCTTGGGTAAACATCAGTTACAGTTTTAAGCAGTGCTTTATCACCAATTAAACGTTTATCCCATCTTGCGCTTGTTCCTGGTGTCGTATAATTCTTAATCGTCGAGCCGTTGATAATACCAAAAAACTGCGCTTTTGCATAAGGCATGGTGTAGATAATGCTATGCCCGTCATCAGAAACATGAGTAGCAGTCCGTAATCTGTTCTGCTTTTGCATATTTGACTTCGGTACAAACTTATCCATAGCCATCATAGCCTGATTAGCTGTCTTAAATTGAATGGACTTCTTGCGTTGTTGACTTAGCATGCTGTCGACACCTTGTAAATTCAAAGTAATTGCCATTACAATACCTCCAATTCATAGTTCCAAACGTCGTTACTCATTGGATTACGATTTTCAACAATACGCTTAATCGTGTATTCCACACCATCAAAAACAATTTTATTACCTTGACTATTCTTATCGAATTTCAATAACGGTGTACTTACATCTGCATAAATAAAAAGCACAGCATTGGCAACTACTTCTCGACTATTCCCAGTACCTGTATAAATCGTTTCTTTTTGAAACACACAGTTGTTGATAATAGTATCGATTGTTTTTTGCTTACCATATCTGTCTTTTTCACCGTTAGAGACACGATAAATAACCTGCTGATTAGCATAAGTCTTTGGTATAGTTGGCAACTTAGACACTTTGAACACCCCCATAACGAAGTCCATAAGGTCCAAGTATCATCAACGCTTCATCAGGAACAGCTAAACCACTAGATGTATTTGATATATCCTTGTTTGCCGATTGTAGTGTTGTTCTAACAATTTCGATACTTGAGAATGAATTATTTTTTAAGTCGGCACTATTACTAACATTGTTGCTGTTCATATAATCAATTGTTAATGCTAATGCTTTTTTAAACACATCTGAACGTGCTTTTAGCCATGGGTATTTAGAGATAGAATCAGATTCAATATCATTAATACCAGGCATACTGTAAAAGTAATTAGTAACTGTATCAATTTGAATTTCAGCCCTTACTAGTAGCTTATCGAACGTAACTTCATCAACAGAATCACTAAGAATACTCTTGAATTCTGAATAAGTTAAATACATAACTCACACCTTTCGATTACTTACCGTCACCTTTAAGTGCAGCTGGTACAAATGCATCATCAAGCTTTGACTTGTAGGCAACAACACGAATATTTCGTGGATCAACCCCATCAGCAATGTCCCATGTTGATCCCTTTGCTAGTTCTGACTTAATCGTTGTTTGCCCCATAGGGTTGAATGCTTTAGCTAATGTCGTACCGTTAACGTGAGTTGCTGATACACGTTTGTTGACGACTGAATCACGTCCACCTTGCTTCAAAGCTTCATGAACAACTTCTGTGGAATGAAGAACAGTTGAGTAAGAAACGGCACCTTGGCCATAAATATAGGCTGTAGCAATACCGCCCTTTTCCAAAGGAATATCATCATCAACAATAACTTCCATATTGTTGTAATAGTTAATTGGTGTAACTGCATTCTGAGGTTGAATTGTGTTGATCATACCTTGGAACTTCATTTGTGAATATGTGGCTGAATTAACCGCAATCTTGTTGAATGTCTGGTCTTGCAAGTCACCAAGCAATCCAATAGCTGCCAAGAATCCCTTTGCACCGAAAGTAGCGTCAGATGGTGACACAACAGTTTGATCAAACAACTTGGTGTTAGCAACCTTACTGTTTGAAAATACACCTTGCAATGTAGCGTTCAAGATAGTTTGATCAACATTGTTCCAATAATTTGCGAAGCGTCCTGCGATTGTTTCGGCAATAGGTGCACCAGAAACCATTCGTGAGATTTCAGTTGAACCAAATGCTTTAGCTTGACGGAACTTAATTGCACGCTGTGAACCTGTTGTAAGGTTGTCAACGTCAATATCATCAGTATCAGTCCATGCTTGTGGCTCACCTGACAAGTCATTCAAAAACGGAATTGTAATATCATTACCTGGTTGTAGTAGTTGATCACCAAGTGTGTTGTCAGGGGTCATAATACCTGATTGAATAAAACGATTAGTCTTCATGATAGTATTCAAAACATACTTATCAAAAACGACAGGAATAATCGTATTAGCTAAATTTGTAACTGCCATGTGTTATCTCCTTTGTATTAGCCAAATAAGGCTGGGTTCTTTTGATATTCTGCCGTCATTTCTTCAAGCGACATATCAGCAATATTCTTCTCTGCATTAACACCGCCACCAGGATTACCAGATGGTGTAATTTTCAAACCTGGCTTTGGTTCTGGCTCGATATTAAACAAATAAGAATCAGATTCTTTTAATTGCTCCAGTTGTTCTTTCAGTCCATGTACACCAGAATCATCAACAGAAATGAGGTCACCATTTAATAGCGCTTTAACAGCCTTTGGGTTTTTAGCTTGTGCTTCATGCAAAGCCAATTCAATAGCACCATCACGTTTCAAAGTAGCAATGTTAGCTTCATAATCAGTCTTAGATTGCTTGTTTTGTTCTTGCAATGCTTTGATTTGTGATTGAAGCTCTTCATTGTCACCAGCTTTGCCTGATAAGTCCTTTAGTTGCTTGTCTCGGTCAGTAATCTGTGATGTTAGTTCACTATTTTGTTGCTTTACTTGTTCTAACTCACTCTCAATAGCCTTTGACTTTTCTAAGTCCTTACCGTGTTCTGCCATGACTTGGTTAACTTGTTCGTCCGATAGACCAAACTTTTGCAATGTATCGCGGTTCATAAAAATCTCCTTCGTGTTTTTACGGTGTAACGTCACCGAATTTTTTGAACTTAAAAAAGCCTTTTATAAGGGACTTGCTCAGGTCCACATAATTAATTGCTATAAACTTGCTCTCGTGAATAATCACGACCTAAATAATTTTTATCACTAATAAAATCACGTAAATTACTTTGCTGATTGGATATTTGTGATTTCATTTTTGAAATCATTTCAGTATCATTCAGTTGTTCAGCAGCTGCTAATTTCTTCTTGCTGTTACGAATAGCACGTTCCATATTACGTTGCTTTTGTTGTTCATCGCCACGCTTCATAGCTTCGTCTGGATCATACTGTTTTTCAGTAACATCAGTGTTCACGTCTGGATCAAATGGTGTCAATGTGTGGCTACAATTGATACCTTGTGTGCCCTGTGGCTTGCCATAGCCATGATTGTATATGCTGTCATATTTTGGATTGTAGGCCTCATTGTCGCTTGTCACGACATTGACAACTTTACCCTGTATAAAAGCACAGGCACGTCTTGCTGCAATGTGAGAACTCATAATCGCTTGTCCCATACCATAATCACGCATACGTTTTAATCGCAAGTCATTAAATGTTCTGTGTGCTGTAGCATTAACTACTAACCTTGAGTAACTTTCTAATGACCAGCCATGATTACCTTTGTCAACTAGTGTAGTCTGAATACCCTTTTCAACCCATTTATAGATGTTATCTTTGACAGCTTTTTCAGGCGTTTTAAGACCACTTGTTACTTCTAGTGTTGATTGCTTAACTATACTTTGAAACGTCTTCATAGCTGCGTTATTTTCGTAATTGGTAGCCAATAATGTTTGATTAACGTTGTTGTTAATGTCAAGAAACGTTTGGCGCATAATTGAATCCAACATATTGGCTGTATCAGCACCGACCGCAACATTCTTATTCATCGTCTTTTGTAACTGACTATCAATTTCATTGACAATTTGTAAACCGTTACGCTGAATCAAGTGAGTTAATTCTGGTTCTGAAACCTTATTAGCTTTGGCCAAAATTTTAATGACGTCTTTGGTCAGCGAATTCATCTTACTGAGCTGTTCTACCTGCCACATGAGCGCATTATCAGCGTTTATTTTGTCCCAATCACTACCTTTTACTACATTTATCAGCAATTTGAAGATATCTTGTTCCAATTTGGCGTAAATATCACTGATTTTATCGGCTTGCTGTTGCATTGAGTTTGGCGTAATCATTCATCATCGCCCCCATCATTGCCACCTAGTAGATTAGCTTGCTGACTAGTCATATTATCAGTTTCAGGCGCTTCAGCTTGCAATTCTTTCAACCAATCATCTGCATCATCATCGCTCAAACCATAGTTACGTTTTAAAAACTGTTTTTTAGGCATGAAACCAGCCATTGCAACCTTTAAATCTTCTTCTAGCTGCTTATCTTTATCAACAAATACGCCATCATCAAAGTGCAGGTTAATATCTAGAGGTTTATTAACCAAATCAATAGTTAACGGGGCTTTACCGTTATCAAATAGCTCTGATTTGGTAGCTAATTGAACAATCGATATGATCAGTTCTTTAATCTGCTTCTCAACCTGAGTAATGTAACTTGAACGCGTGCGATAAGTGTCGCTATTATCTGAAACAACTTCCGTTGCTGTCTTAGTGCTCTTTGTGGCGTCCGTTGACAGCGTTCCTTGCGATAACCCTATATTGTTTTCAAACTCACGTATGAATAACTGTATGGCATCACTGTATTGGTTAACACGAATATCGTTAGTTAGGTCTTCGATAATTGGCTTACCGTCTTTTGTTTTACCAACTTGCATGAACACATCGTCATCAGTGTCAAATACTGGGTAACCTTGATTCATGTCATCATTCGAGTGAGCTGCACTAGGTTTCATCAATGAACCATCAATCGCAATCCGTCTCTTTCCTAGTTTAACCTCACGATAAAACTGGTCTTGAGCTGTGTTTATTGCATTGATAACATTCTTGTTATTCTCAACAATACCGATACCTAATGGACTTTCAATTGACTTATTATTCTTACCAGGTGTTTTAAAGTAGGCGAATGTCGGTCTCACAATATCACTAATAACAACTTGCTCTGGCAAATTAGCAAAGGCATCAATAGCGCTTAAATTTACCTGTTGACCTATTTCATGACTATCACTAGAACGATACAATTCATTTGTAATTGTCTCATTACTGACACCGTCAAATTCATGGAATTCTAACAGCGAATACCAAATCATCATGTTATTTTCTGACCGTGTTGTACGATTAACAATAACTGCTGACTGAATATCATTAGTATTAGACTGGAGCGGTACAAATTGGTCTGCTCGTACCCAGGCTAACTTAATTTCACTATTATCAACATATGGTCGAATTGCAAATCCACCAGTAGCAATGGCAGTTTCTAAATACTCTTCATATTTCAAGTTGAATAAATTATCCGTAAATACCTGATTAACAAAGTCATCAATCGTTTCATCTGCCACAGACACAGTAACTTGCTCATTAAATATTACTGAGGCTAACTTACGCGCTGCTTGATGAGTGATAGATAATGTTGAAGGCTTACGTGATTGCTGTTGATTGAGTGTGTTAAAGAACTTGATGTTATCGAATACATCAGCATAGTAATCTAAGTCTTCACGGATACGTAAAATCTCGCTAGCGGGTAAATTGACACGTGGGTCATCAGTAATGTTTGCAAGTGATTTTCCAAAACCCATGCTTATTTTTCCTTTCGTAAAAAAATTGTGTAGTTTATCTCTGATTGTCATAGTTACTCCTACCATGCAAGGTCTAGAACGTCTTCGTTATCTAAAACAAAATACTGAAAGTTGTCACACGTGTGGTCTGCTATCTTGATTACTTCTGGTTTCTCAGCATGTAATGTCTTTTCGTCCCACTGGTAACGCTTGTGTTCTTCAATAAAGTAGTTAAGGTTGTTTTCAGTTGGCAGATAATAAAAACGACCCTGTGCAAGTAAATTTTGCACACGATCAATCATGTCTGGTTTCTTTAGTTTTGCTATCGGGTGCCAATCAATACCAAAGTCTTTGTGATATTGGTTTCTCAAGGCTGCTTCAGCACTATCCATTGTCATATTACTAATAGGCTTGCCATACTTAGCATACATACGCTCTATAAATTCATGAACGTTCTTAGATAAGTCATCGGTAGCCATTTTATCAACTTTACCTTCTGGACTGTAATACCAAGTGTCTAATAAAACAACCTTACGATGATACGTCACACCATAACAACCAACAGCAGTAGCAGACACAGAGTGTCCGACATCGGCAGAGAAGTACAAGTCAACAACAGCATCATCTAGCTCTTCTAAATGTTCTATTCGTTGGAATAAGTCAATCTTATAAACGTTGGTACCAAGACCAACAGGCTCACCCAAGAATTGCCATCTGTAATAATCGTAATCATTAACTTTGTACTTCTCAATATCATGTAAGTATTGGTCGGATAAAAAGTGCAATACGTCATCTAGATAAGTTGTATGAACGATTAAGAAGTCAGCGTCATCTTTAACACTATCAACCCATTCATTAATCCAGTCATAAGGATTACGTGGTGGGTTATACGAGAATATCGTAACAACTTGCATGCCTTTAGGTAGTTTTTGACGTGTATACGATAACTGCACTGTGTGTATTTCAGTAAAGTTGCTAAACTCTGTTGCTTCTTCAAACCACAACCACCGCACATACCCTTTAGCTATCTTGAATGACTTCTGCTTACTGGGGTCATCAACACCAGAGAAGTAAAAGCCACTACCATTACGCCTGTCTATAATCTCCATAGGAGACGTTTTGAAGCGGAATAGCCACGATACGTGTAATTCATCTAAAGCCCATTTAATCTGCTCATACACACTACGTTTGAGGTTACCAGCCACCTTACGATAACAAACCACATTAGCGTTTTCATCAGCCATCATACCCATTGCTAAATACATACTAATCGCACTTGATTTTGTACTTGCACGACCGCCAGATTCAATGATATTTGTTGCATTGGTTTCCCATAAGTGGTCAAAAGCTGGATTAACTAGTTTCGCTACGTTCATCTAACTCTGCCTTCCTATCAAAACCAATAATACGTATCTCATTGGCAGTACCGTTATCAGTAACTTCTCTTGCATTAGCTTCAGCAATATCAGCTTCAGCGCTAAGCTTTCGTATCTGTTGTTCAACTAGCTTATCATTGCCAGGGTATCGTTTCATGATTTCTTTCAAAGCACTGATTCTTGTTTTGAGGTCTGCTTCTTTTTTAACCTCTTCAACACCTATGGGGGTTCCTACAACAACAGTTTCTTTCAACTCACCTCTAGCAATACTAGTAAGTATCTCAACGGCTTCTGTGTAGCCCATAACACGCTTAGACTTTATTTCAGCCATACGCTCATCTATGTATGTTTTAACACTAAGTTTTTCTAAGTTTTGCGAACCCTGAACATGCGGTTGCTTGTATCCTGACAAGCGTGCAGATTCAGTAGCGTTCCCACTTTTTATATACTCATCAGCAAACTTCTGCTGTTTCGGTGTTAATTTCATGTCATCTCGGCACCTCCTTTCAATGCAAAATAAAAAGCGCTTATGCGCTTAAAATTAAGAATACTTGTTAAATATGTATTTCTTGCAGTCTATTCATTTGTTCCTTCTAAAGGTCCTTCTTGTAAAATGGCATCATCTTTTGTGGTTTCTTGTACACCATGTGCATGCTTCACAGGTGAATAAATCGAGTAACACTTCATGACATCGTCGCCAACATTTACAACATTGTGCCAAGTATTATCTGGAATAATAACGGCCTCACCTGAATGAATTTTGCGATCAACCGTTAAGTTATCTTTACTTTTTCCCATCTGCACGTGTCCAACACCGTCAACCAAGTATATAAATTGATCGTTGCCGTGATGAATCTCCATCCCGATGTCACCTCCGTGTGGTGGAATTGCCATCAGGGTAACTTGAAAATGATCACCTGTCCATAGCGTCGTACGATAGTTGTCATTTTGCTTGGCAGCTTTCTCAAGATTAAACGAAACTGGTTCAGGACCATAATCTTTTAGTTCAAAATCTTCTTTGTGTGTCATAAGTCATTTACCCCTTTCTTTCACCCCAATTATATCACAATATCATATATTTCACGCTTTAATTCTTTAACCACTTCATATGACTCTTATAGTCAATCTGCCTATTTTCCATCACTTCGCTTTTAATCTGCACACGCGCTCGCTCATGACGTTCTACACTATTACGTGTCAAGCCTTGCTGGTGTCTCGTATTCACTTCCGTAGCGTCTCTGATATGTCTCAGGCGCTGTTTTGTTTGTTCATCCATAGAACACCTTATCTATAACGTAAAACATGAACATAAATTGTATGACTCCGACCATACATCCGACATCATAACCGGCACCAAGTTTTCGCATAATGCTATCTATGATGCCGTTGATTGTTATTATTGCTGCCACACTAAATATTTTGATAATCCAATTTTTTATATCCATAATTTACTCCATCAAAAAAGCCCAACCTACACTGTAAGTCGGACTTATATTTATTATGTACGGTAACCCGATATGCAAAAAATTACTTGAAAGCAGCAAAATTATAACAGTATAGGGTTGGGTTACCATTCAATGATTATACCGATAATTTATATTTAATTCAACTCATGATAAAAACCACTATAGGAATTAACCTTTAGTGGTTTTGTGGTGATAATTCCGTTTCAAAGAATATGGTTTAAAAATGAGAGAGTTTATTTTTAAAAATATCACGCTTTCCGTCATAACAAATATTAAACAGGATTGCACATATTTATTATCATGTACGAGCAACAGGCAAATGCCACTCATTAAATTGTGTTTGCGTTTCCGCAATGTGAATGGCAGGATTCGAACCTGCGTATATTTAACGTCCTTTACGACAGCCAGCTCAACCAACTGAACTACATCCACACCTACATGTATTTTTTGCTCACCTACCACGAGTGTAACGGCTTATTGATACATCACTTAGCAAGAGTCTTGCAATAACAGGGCAAGGATTTGCACCTCGCATACGATGTTTCTAACCCAGTTGCTCATGTAAGGTACTGGAGCGGTCTATTCCGCAACCTGTCATAATGATAGATATTTCAACCTATCTATTTTATGTTACCACTAATCCTTGTTCCTGCAAGTGTGTGCAACGTCGCTTTAGGGTGCGATAACCCATAACGTAAGTCACGCCGTAGCATGTGTGAATAGTTATCCCTAATCATTCGATACTACAATATTAGCACTGTTTTTAGCCCTAAAACTGACAATAAACTGACGTATTTTCTGGCTAAAAGTTATCCACAGTCTCCATAGAATAGTGAATTCCTATAAGTGTCTTTAATCTGGTCCAAGTCTCGGTAACATTGTCGCTCTGACTTGTTCAACATTTTGGCAACTTGTACCCAACTTCGTCTACGTCTACGATCATATCTCAGTGCCAACAATGCACGTTCTTCATCAATTAACATCTTCAAGAAACTGTCCATAAATTCTTTGTCTCTGATGAATGATTGCAGTGTGTAGTCTGATTCCTCAATAATCATATTATTTTCCAATGGAAAACTACGCTTATTCTCAGCCTTGCCACCACCAATATTCTCATCAATACCAACCGGCAGTTTCAATTCATCTTTTCTCAACTTAATCTGCATGTCTATCACACCAGAATAATAATCACTAAAGTATTTGTCTATCCTGTCCGCCATTTTTTCTCCTAATAGGTAATTTTGTGTCACGCTTTTAATTTGATACAATAGTTTTATCGAATTTTTTTAAAAAGGACTTTTTAATGATTCCCCTACAAATAATCGACACTTTTAATTTGTTTACAACTATAGTTATCGTGACTGTTCTCGTCCTTATTTACTTTCTATATATAGGTATAAGAATAAGAAGCAGGGGCACAGTCATCACTACTTCTTTTTGCATAACTTTACAATTGTTTGTGCTAATTATTTTTAAACTATTTATATTTGGTGATTCTGCTTTCTTTTAGTCACTCACCAACTTTCCCATAATCCTTAACAACGATTACCGTTTTGTCTGGGTTCACACCCTGATACCCATCTCTCCACACATTCGCAGCGTCTAGATTGCTAAACGATTTAATCGTCTTCCCAGACACTCTGATGTCATATTTCATGTACTACCTCCGTCTCGTATATTTCTAACCTAGGGTTCACCTTGTCTACATAAAAGTCATGGTCGAACCCTTTTATATTTTTCACGTTGTCATTGTCCAAGAACACGCGCTTACCAATCTGTGCTTTCTGCATGCCATCAAAGATGAACTTCTGTGTAAACGTCCAGTTATCTGGGTCTATCCGTCTGTCTGGAAGATACCAATCAAACTTTAACTTGGTTGGCCAGGAGAATGAAACGTCGTCAGTAATCGCTTGTAAGAAAACGTTTCTGGCATACGCAGTAGCTGTCTTTTTTAGTTTCGCAGCGATAAAACGATTTTTGCGTTCAGCTTCAATATATTTATTGAGTGTAAACTGCCTTAGTATATTTGGATCTAATATCACCTTGTTCATCTATGCCATCACACCTCCCTGCCCTTTATATTTAATCTATGAACCTTAGCAATGCGCTCATCTATCTTTATGCCATTGATATGGTATTTACTTAAAAACGTTTCAATGCCCAATGAATGCGCTTCATTATGGTGTATTCTGCATAACTGCACTGCTCTATGTTTCAAGTGATTCGTCTTGCGTCTATCTACACCTTGACCAATCGTGTCTAAATGATGCAGGTCACTTGGCTTCTTACCACATATCACACAACACTTGTTTATCAGACAAGCATATTCAAAATGTGCGACATCTTCTGGTGCCAATGCATCTAATGGTTTAAAACTCAATGGCACATTGTGTTCTGCTACAAAGTCCAACATGAATGTAATTAAACCTGCTGCCACTGATTTTTCGACATCTCTTAAGGAGAACTCGTCCAAATCTTTCCACTGCTCAAACCACATTTTAAAAAGTTGCTTCACATATTCTGGCAAGTCACCCGACCAGTTAGAAATATCTCTAAATAATGCATATATGAATTTTCTTTGTTGCGCACTTATCTCACGATCATCTCTGACTTGAATTTCAACTAGCGTCTGTTTAAATAATTGAAACGTTGATAAAAACTGATTTGCTGATTCTTCGTCTCTGAATCTGAATAAGATTTCGTTCCCTGATTTTTGTGTTGGATATGCCTGAAACTCTCGCATATTTTCCTCCTGATGGGCTTCTCACCCATTTGCATGGTTGCGCCATGTCGCTGTGAATGCAGTGCTTCATGACTTTGCGCTAAACAAATTACCTGAATTCCACTGTTGCTCGGTTTTACCACGATGAGCTGGTGGGTTAATCTAGTTGAGGTTTTTTACTTGCTACTGCTTGTTGGAAATCTTTTCCTGAATAGATTTCCTCTGAGTCAAATTGCTCAAACAATTCAGCGAATACATATTTCACTTTAAGTTTGTAGGCATCGATTTCTGTCAGTTTTGGCTTTTCGTTTTCTCTTGCTTGCGCTACGATAAACTCTAAATTAAGCAATTTTGTTAGTGCTCCTGTTGGCTTCCCAGTGGCAGTAAAGTTACTGATTTTCAACCATTCTGACTTTATTGTGATCGGTTGTTTCAAGTGATAACTTTGATTACGCTCATCAATTTCTCTTTTGAGCACTATCTCTAATTCTTTTAAACGACCAACATTATACTTATTCTGATTTTCAGTAATATCATCTTTAATGGCATCGGCGGTATCTTTGATAGCAATCAATGTACCATTGTTTTCAATCAAGCTGTTTTCATAATTCTTAACATCTTGCTTAATCGCTTTCTTGATTGAATCTGATACGAATACCACATTCTTTTTTAAGGAAGCCATTGATTGTGCTGAAATTTTATTAGTTATTGGTTCAACTTGAACGCCATCAATTAACGCTCGTAAATCAGTGAAATTCTTTGCAACTCCGTTTTCAAAAGATAATTCTGGCAACACTGTTTTTACTTCACTCATTGCAAATCTCCAATCTCATTAAACAAACTTTGCTCATCTTTTGTTTCTGAAGTATTATCAGCAAATGGGTTCGGCACATCATCAACCTTTTGGATTTCTTTCGCTTCGGATACGTCTTCACTTGGTGCCTCGATGACCTCTGAACTTCTTTCTTCATGTGGTGTAACATCAACCGTTTTCATCTCTTCACGATCATCAGCCGCCAAAGCTTCAGCTATTTTAGATGTCTTTGGTGCAAACTTTAGTAAATCTTTCATGACTGTTTTAATCGCCATAGCATCAAAATTCGAGTACCAAGGCGTTTTTGGTGTATTGCCCCACTTATCTTTGTAATCTAAACCTTTAAAAGATTCACTGAATTCAGTCGCGTGTTTAAGAATACGCTGCATTGACCAATACTTAACAACGCGTTCACCGGTTTTTACATCAGTGTAATAAGCAATGTAGCCGACTTTAGTGGCTTCGCTGTCAAGTTCTGGATCGTAGTCCTCGTTGCCAATTTTCAATTCATCAAATAACGAGTTATATTTTGCGTGGTGGCCTTCATAAACAACACTCCCGCCAATATGGGCTATCAAACCTGTGTTTTGTACTAGCTTAATAATCCCTCGATATCCCAACTGAAATTGTGGCTTAACATCAGTTGTTACCCATTCGCCATTAACTTTCTTGCGTTTCCCATAAGGGATAACATAGGCTTCACCTAAATCAGGTAGAACCGATAAATCTAATGCAGCTGCTCGCATGGCCGTGCTGGTTAAATCACCAAAATTAGTTTTAGCTAAATCAGGATTCATGCTAACCAAAGTCGATAACCCACTTAGGAATGATGCTGCATTATGTTTCAACACTTTTTCAAAGTATTCTCTGGTTTTGTCACCATTAATCATTTTCTGTACTGCTACTACTTCATTTGCCATTTGCCTTATTCCTCATTTCTTGATATTATCGGGGTATAAACGTTCAACGTGTTTATACCTTTACGCCTAATCCGCCCCCCGGCAGTTAGGCGTTTTTTTCTGCTCTCATTTCTTGCAAGGTTTTGATAGCTATCTCCGATGATTCCCATGTTGACCTGATAGAAAAGTTATCAGCCTGTGCTACATAACTCATCATCTCTGTAAGCCCACCATTTGTTTTTAGACGAGCGCCAAGCTCTTCAGTGTCTATTTGTACAAACAAATTGTTATCGTTGCTTGTACGCAATCCTGATGCTTTTAACGCTATAGCTGTTCTAACGAAGTCACTGACCCATTTCTCAACCTTTGCCATTGACTAAACCTTACCTTGCAAAAACTTAGGGACTATACCTTGATGTTTCTGTTTGCCATAACCGCTTTGTCTTGGGTTGGCTGATTGTTTCTGATTGAGATAACCCTCAAACTTAGTGCTAAACAATGTTTCTGGTCTGAGATACTTTTCCATATCTGTTCCTGCCCACTCTTTTGCTTTCTTTTCGATGACTGTCTTAAAATCATCAAGGCTAAATCCTTCGTTAGCTCTTGCTTTAATTAATGATTTTGTTTTTGAACCACTACTGCGATACTTACTCCCTGTCTTTTCATTCAAGTAATCGACAATTTCTTTGTAAGGTACGTGGTCGGGTTCGTCAGAACCAGACAATATATCTTTACTATCCTTACCTAACCTATCCTTACCTAACCTTACCTGCGTATCCATGTTGGACACATCTTGTACACGTTTTGTATACATATTGTTTTCTTCAACAACAAGCTGGCTTTTTTCGTTGATATACTGGGTTTTGTGATACCTATCTCCTTGTATATAGTTGTGAACTCGCCAATCTTTTATGACTACTAAACCGTTTTCAAAAGGTATTATAAATTGCTTAGCAACTAACAACTTTCTATCATCATCACTAGAACCTATCATTCTTTGAATCGTCTTAGTATTATCAATAAATCCATCATCATCAGCGTGCATATTCAAGTGAAAATACAATGCTTGTGTAGACAACGGCATGTCTAGAAATGTATCGGTATCAGTTACTTTTTTGCTAAACATTCTTCTCTGTGCCACTAATCAACCTCCTAATCATCTATCCACTCTTTCTTTGCTAATCCGTGACAAAATGTTAGTCATAAACGACATGACATCGCCTGCATATTCTCCAGCTATTTCATCACGACTTCTGATGTTGTCTCGCAGAACGCCAAGACGCATACGCATGTTCTGTAACTCTGTAATTAGTTCCTTATCTTTCATCTGACCTCCCAACCAGGTAATCAATGCTGACGTTGTAATAATCAGCGAAGATGATTAACCTTTTTAGACTTGGCAATGTCACACCGCGCTCGTATCTTGATATATCTTGTGTATCAATTTCTACACCAACAGACAGATCAATTTGACGTTCTTTGTGTTCCAGTCTCAACTCTCGTAACCTATTCATCACCAAACTCCAGTTGGCGTATCTCGTCGTCCAATTCATGAACATAATCGTGTAGTTGGTCAATCTTATCTAACGTTGTGATACGCTCATTTTCAAGATGTTTTAAGCGTGTTTCATAACGTCTTGGCAGTTCTCCTACATGTTGTAAGTCGCCGCGCGTCATGCCATTTGGATAATGACTATCTAACATATACAGCCTCCTTATTTAAAGCTCGCTGTGTCTCTTCACTGGCTAAATACCGCTTGCCATTTATTTCAACTTTTGCTACTCCAAAGAAGTCCCTTAGTTGCTTTTCCTGTCGCAACCAGTCTTCTGTCTCACTTTGTAGATTGCGTTCTAGTCTTGTTTTTCTCATACAAACCCCTTGAACTGTCGCCTACGACTACACCACCGATGAATGCTGCAACGACAACAAACACGATGCCAATAATTTCAAAGTATTCCATTTTGTTTCGCCCTTTCTAATTCCCATTTTCTAATAGCTCGCCAACTCCAACCAATGACATTTCCCGTTTCATCTCTAATCTGCGGGAAGTCTGGAAGTTCTAAAAACCTGCTGACATCGGCTCGCCTTTTTCCAGTTAGAAATTCTGCCAAATCTTGTCGCTGTGTGATGATTTCATACTCTAACCCCTCTTCGAAAAAAGTTGAGAGTTTGCTAACAACTGACTCTGTCAGCATTGTAATAATTTTGTCGTCCATATTTGTACGCCCCTGTACTTGTTGCTTTTCTTCTAATTTCAGTGTGCTATCCTGTAGTTACTGGCATTGCAGTGCCTAGTATTTTGAAAGGATATAATTAAAATGGGATTATCACCAAAGCATTACGCCAACCGTCCTAAACTCGATTTGGAAGATTTAAATCAGGTATTAAATGCTAATTTCAACGAACCAGGCGATACAGCTACAATCGATGCTGATAAATATGCACTTTCAACAGAAGAATTGATTGCTGCTGGAACCGAAGCTGGATACACCGTTGAAAAATCGAGTGAAAATATGTTAAAGTTTAGCTGATTTATTCAGTAAATATTTAACGTTCGTTTTCAGAGAAGCCACTTGTGTTTTTAACTCGCTGACTTCTTTTTTTAATTCCAAAATTTCTTGTTTTTCTTCCATTTTCTTTCCCCTATGCTGTCTGGTCTTGTTCAATTACTGGTAAGTACCCATTTACTTTAAGCAAGTTGTACAAACCTAAGCGACCCTTTTGTGTCCACTTGGTATTCATTACAAGCTTTTTTGTTCCGTCTTTACGATCGACTTCCTTAGTTTCTGATTGCGTCCACCCTTTTTTCTGGTGCTTTGCATATAGCAGCCACACACCTGATTGATTGTATTGAACGCCAAGTTGATGCAATAGTTTGTTCATTGCAAGTCCGCTAAGTCCATAATCTTTGGCAATGAAAGTAATGTTGACCAATGCCTTGTTAGATAAGACTAGGTCTGTGTAGTCCGCCTTTGGTTTCATCTCGTTATTCTGTTGCAGTAAAACAGAGTTTTCTTGTTGTAACTCTACTTTTGCTTGACGCTCATTTTTCAAATCAGTTGCCAATCGGATAATAGTGTCTGGATTAGTTAGGACATCTTCGATTGTCTTGTCTGTCATGTATGCGCCATGTTTACGAATTGCTGGCAGGACTTCTGAGGTGACCCACTTTTTGAATCGCTTTGCGTTTTCTAGTTTGCTACCAAAGATTAGCGAGTAGACACCAGATTCATTAATTAATGTTGTTTCTTGTAATCGTCCAAGATTATCAGTGACGCCCCGTTTTAGGGCGTCATCTTCATCGACGTGTTTTGTCAACGCATTACGAGATTTTGTATATCCCAATGCATCCGCCACATCTTTACCAACAAACCATGCTTCGCTGTTAATAACTACTGTGCGAACATCGTTTGTTTCAAAATTAAATACTTCTACTTTATTCATTTTTTCTCCTTATAACCAACCTTCGCCGTTGTAGTCTGTAAACTTGAACAACTTGTCCAAGTGTTCCCTAGCTGCGTACCCTGTTGCTGCACCAGATAGTAGTTGTCGAACATAAGATTCAGACTTGCCAATAACTGGTGCAAGCATGCGAGGATTCAACCGCTTCTTTTTCAAATGAAGTGAGAACTTAAAGCGTTCTTCCTCAAGTATTTGAATTGCTTCTTGTACACTCATATTTACCTCCTTAGTATTATTTACTGTAAAAATGTTTGTAAGTTTAACTTTACAAGTACTCTATGAAGTACTATAATGACATAGTAAACACATCAAAATAAACGTCGTTATTCCCTATCCGTCCGCCAAGATTGATAAATATAACTGTTTTTTTGTTTGTGTTATTAACTTACAAGAATAAGTATAGTACTGTAAGAAGTACTTGTCAATACACAATTACTGTTTTCAGTACTTTTCTTGTCTAATTATTGGAGGAATACTGTTATGGCGCTAATTGATAGAGTAAAAGAAGTTTCAAAAAAGAACGGATATTCATTAACAGATGTTGCTATTAAAGCTGGCATCGGAGAAAAATCAATCTATGCATGGACTAAAAGAGAACCCACTGTCGCAACTTTACAAAAAGTCGCCGACGTACTCAATGTATCAACCGACTACCTATTAGGACGTACTGATGAGATGAACTACAGTAGCATATCTGAAAACAAACAGATTGATTTAAAAGATGCACTAAATGATGAAATAATGTTAGCCTTTGACGGTCGCGATATACCCGAAACAGATAAAGTTAAAATTCGTGAGTATATTGAACTCTTAGACTTAAAGCGTAGGAGCGAACATGAATGAGACTAAAGTATTTTGATACAGATATAACGGATAATCTTCATAAATTAGCTTCCGATAATCATATAATTGTCGAAAATGTATATGACCTTTCTCCGGAAACCCCTGATTTTTCAATAGTCCGTAGACAAGGTGTATTCATGAACATAAACTATGACACCGATGTTTCATTTAACTTTAGATTAGCTCATGAATTAGCTCATTTAGTATACGGTGATGGTAACATACAAAAAATATATACTTTTTCGGAATTTGGACATCGTTACGAGGAGCTACAAGCACATCGCAATGCAATACGCATGCTGATGTCTATCGAAATGCCAAGTAGCCCCCTTACGTTCATGAGTTATTACCGTGTGCCGGCTTGGCTTGAAAATGATGTGATACGTACATACAATGAATTAAAAAAGGTTGAGTAAGATCATGTGCTAAGCAAACACATTAAAAGGCTTAAGGAGAGGTTAGTGTCATGGAAAGAAAAGTATTAGCAATTCTAAGCATTGTTTTTGGCGGGTTGGGACTATTGTTATCATGGATTCCAATTATAAATAATTTTGCCTTTGTATTAGGTATTCTATCTTTGATTTTAGGTGTAATAGCATTAATATTTAATAGAAAAAATAAAAAAATTTTATCTATTATCGGAACATCGTTATCCGTTGTTACAATTGTTGTAGTTGTAGCCACACAAGGAATGTATGCCCACGCGATTAACAAAGCAACTACCTCATACAACAAAGATGTTAAAAAAATAGAATCTTCATCAAGTTCTTCTACTCCTAAAAACGAATCAGAAAGTAAGGAAGATAGCTCAAATAGCAAAAAAGTTTTTAAAATTGGAGAAACTGCATCCGTTAATGGAATTGAATACACTGTCAATAAAGTTTCCGCTTCTAACGGTGATGGCGAATTAAACAAACCAAACGACGGTAAACAGTATTTTTTTGTAGACATTACAATAAAAAACAATTCCAAAAAAGATTACTCATACAACCCATTGGATTTTCAATTAAGTAATGATGGCAATAAAACAGATAGTGAATCTGTCAGCGATGATTTTGTTAAAAATCAATTTCATTTTGGTACACTGAGTCCAGATGCAACCTATACAGCTACATGGGTCGGTCAGTCAGGGCTAAATGGTTCATTATCATTTACTTATAAAGGAACATTTTCAGAAACTTCTGATTTCGAATTCCAGTTGCGATAATCAATGCCCTATTCTGGGCGTACATATGTGCTGAGCAATCACATTAAAAGGTTTATAGGAGATTTTTATGAAATTAAAGAATTTAGCTGTAGCTAATGGTATAGTTGGCCTAGTTGGCGGTATTGTTTTGCTATTTGGCGGTTGGTTTATTTTAGGTTCAGCAGCTGCTGGCGCTAAGAGTTTGGGAACGATGTCTATGATTTTTTTCGTTTTAAAAATTGCTATTTTCGTTCTTGGAATTATTGGACTAGTACAATTCAATAAAACGCCTATTCTTACAAAGTCACCAAGTGTACTTTTAATCGTTGGAGGCGCAATTTCGGTAATTCCTTTTATGGGATGGATTGGCGGAATAGTCGCTATTATTGGTGGTTCAATGTACTTGGCTGGTTTAAAGAAATTTAATTCAATCATTGATTAATAATCATATGCCCTCTCGGGCGTACATAATATTTTTGCATTGGAAAGGTGTCAAATATGAATTATTTATATAAATATATGTTTTATCAACTAAAATGGGTTTTCATGTTTGTATACTTTTCTTTTGCAGCTGTAATTTTAATTGCCATTTTATATTTCATATGGACTAAAATACATCACAAATAAGGTTAAAGACTCAGCAGTAATAAATAATAGACAATGAAATCTTAAAAATAAGCAAATAAAAAAACACACCTAGCCGGGGGTGGCAGTCGGTGTGCTAATGATTATACATAAACGCACTGGGCGTTCTGTTATATTGTAACAGATGTAAGGCCTTTTTTAAAGTTTTTTTATTTCGTCCATAAAGTCATGACGTTAAACTGCCCTAATATCATATTGTACGCCCTATTGTACTTTCGTTAATCGAAAGGAAAATAACATTATGATAAAAAAAGTAACTACAGGCCGTTTTAACGGCAAGTATGAAGTAAGAACCTCAATGCGTGACCAGTTAGGCAAACGCCATTTCTCGCCACGTCGGTATGTGGACACGTACCAGGAAGCTAAACAATTTGAAAGTGAAGACAGATTAGCATTTGCTAGTGGTTACACCGCGAACAATGCTTCAATGCCTTTATGGAAATATTTCGAACAATGGTATCTCGGAAACGTTGAACCATATCTCGAAACTAACAGTAAGAATAATTACAGAACCTTAATCAAACGATTACGCATTGATTTAGCTGGTAGACCATTAAAATACTTTGATGGTAACAAAACCGCTATTCAGCTCTACTTCAATGAGCTTGGAAAGAAGTATTCTTCTGGCACTGTTACAAAATATCGCGCGTTCTTGAGAAAAGCTTTCTCAGATGCAGAGTACGACGGCTTGATTAGAAAAACACCCATGCCATCGGAAAACATGATACGAACAACTGGCATCGATAAGGGTATGTTTAAACCTGTAGCAAGCTTAAGTTTAGAACACGCAAATAAATTGCGAAAGTATTTCTACGAAAATGTTGATTTGATTCATCAGGAATACCTTGTGCTGCTAATTATGCTTGAATGCGGCTTACGCCCTAGTGAAGCAAAGGCTTTGAGATTTGATGACATAGACCGTTCAAAGCATACCCTACACGTCCACAACACCTTCATAGAGCAAGACAATAGCATTAAGCCCTATACGAAAACACGCAGCGATCGTCATGTCCCTGTTTCCCCACAATTGGAGAAACTCATTGTCACTTTTTCTGAACAAAAACAAAAAAGGCTCAGCGTTTATAATATCAACAACGAGCACAACTTGATGTTTAGGAATGAACTCCCGCCCACTACCAGAGGTGACCGTCTACTATCATCTAGCACCAACACTAACAAAGTATTTAAAAAGGCTTTGAATAAAGTTGGCATACCAGATAAAACTAGCGACGGTTTGGTTATAACGCCAAAAACCTTACGTGCAACGCATGATACTATTTTGATACAAAAAGGTGTATCTCTTGATTATATCGCCAGAATTTCGGGACACACCATTGAAATCATCAATAAATACTACCATGCGTTGCTTGATGAAGTGGTTAATGAGGAAGCGGAAAAAGTAAAGAATATTTGGGACTAA